GCGTTATGGAGATCAGCCCAGTCCATCATTGTTCCTATCGATCTTTGGAGTGCGGTTTCCGCGGTTTCTTTTCTAATAAGGTCGAAGACGTATTCGTCGTAGAGTTCGTCTCTGCACCAGTGGTCAAGTTTGATACCGGAGCGGACAACGTAGTCGATAAATCTTTCCGGGTAGAGAGGATTAACATTACTGACAAAACTGCCAAACTTAACAAAAGCATTATAGTAACTGCTTTTACAAAAATCTTCATAAGTTTTTTCCTGCTTGCTGTTAGGTTGGGCTAATTTATAAAACTTTTGAAAAGTATCAAAACCAAGTATTACATGTTTATCCGACCGTGCTAATGCTCGACGTTTTTGTTCGCACACATGCACAAACAAAGTTTTTTCTTGCATGAAACCTTTTCCGCAATAACTGCAATTATAAGGTTGACTAATTAACGCCATCATTTTAATTTCTTAGCAATAGTAGCATCATCCATACCATAAGATTTAGCTAACTCTTTAATTTCTTTATCGGAGTTAATTGATGCCATCAATTCAATTTCGTCCATTTTTTTATTAGGGTACAATTCTGCTAAGAAATTAACTTTCTTGCTATTTGAACCTGATTTCTTTTTATAACCAATCCATTCGTGGAAAAATGTTTTCTCACCATTCCAATTACACATACACAATAGCATCCACATTAATTTAGGATGTTTTTGTAAGCTATTCCAATTTTTGTTAAAATATTCATTAACTGTTAAAACAAAGTGTTCTTGAATTTCTCTCTTTTGTCCAGCAACATTACTGACATACCTATTAAGTATGTAAAATTCATTCTTCAGAGCTTTTTGTTGATCTGTATCCATAGCATCCCATAGCTCACGAATATTTTGATCAACGGCTGTTAATTTTTCTTTTAACTCAACTTTTTCACTCATACTTTATCTTTGCTTAGTTTGTATATCATTATAGCACGATCTAATGCCTTTTGTAAAGTAATATTGGTTTTAGCTTCTCGGCGTATTTTACCCCATAAGTCCGCTTCTTTTAAATGTTCGTGCAACGGTTTTCCATCTGGAGTTCTAGGATCGAACCTATGTGATTCATCGGTCGTGTGTCCGCTAACAGGATCGTAATCCCAACCAATTGGAGTCCTCTCAGTGGCTCCAAACTCTCTAGCATAGACAACATTGTCGTTTCTTTCGTATATGTATTTTGCACCAGGTTTAAGTGTTCCCATATCAATCCTTTGGCAGTAATCTAATATCAAATGCCATCACAGTCCTAGTTCCAACGCCTTTCCATGGATAAACTGTATGAGGTAATTGACTAGGAAAAAGTATCACTGTGCCAGGAGTAGGGGTATATTTCCAAGTATCATTCATAATAAACTTGGTTATGTCTTTTGTGTGGGGCAATCTAAATAATATTTGGCTATCGCTAGGCGGACTAGAGTCTTGTAATTCAGGAGCACTAATATAAATGTTTCCACTCAAATGTCCGGCAGGATGTGTATGCATCTCTTGATAATCGCCCTGAGTTTGTCGAATAGTCCACACACTGACCACTTCAGGTTTACAATATTTTAATTCTTCAGTACCGCTTTGTTGTGAAATTAATTCCATGTACCCGTTAGCAATGGATTCTAGCCATCGTACTAACCAACTAACGTCTAACCCTAGATTGTTTGGATACACTTGAATTTGTTGACCTCCCCGGAGACTTATTGCATTGTTAGCATCATTTAAATCAGTGCGTGTATGTAGGGTTTCGGCCAAACTATAAATTCGACTGAATTCTACGGGAGGAATGCTGTCCATTGCTATTACGGTTGGTTGGAAATAAGCTACTTTTAATGTCATAATAATTTATCCAGTTGAATTAATTCTTGTTGTTTTGATATTTCTTTTACAAAATATGCACAAGGAGGTTTATTCCCGAATCTGGTAGGTGTTGCAAGTAGTTGCCCGTTTTTCATTTTAGGAAAATACCATTTCACATCATTATAAAAGTTTATGATTTCTATTTTTTTAAATTCGACTCTAAAGCTACTTAGCGGATTAAAAATTAATGCTTCAAATCCGCGGTCATTTAGGCTAGTTAGTGGCAATACTTCTATATCGCAACTGCTAGTACTATCCCCTACTGCTATACTCCAGTCTACCGGCATTGCTATTTCATCGTCTCCTATTCTTAGTACTATTGCTGGAGCATTGAAACTTTCCAAGAAAATTAGTGGCATGAAAAAGAAATCTGGTTCCGCCGGTGTGCTGTTATCTAAGACTGCGAACCTTGTATTTTCATCTACTTCCTCTGGTAAGTTATTCAATGAGAAAGTTTTATCTTCTAATGTTAATATTTGCATAATTCCTTATTTTTGCCAGTCCACTTTATCTAAAGTAAACGGATATTTGGCTTCCTTGTAATATTTTTTTCTCTCTGTAAGATGTCGTTTAGCCCACTTACACGTACTTGTTAAATCCCAGATTTGTACAAAATCTTTATCTTCAGCTTTTCTTATACCTCGGCCAATACTTTGGATAACACGGACAAAACTTTTCCCGGGTTCCAACAAAACCAAATTAAAAATCCTAGGGATATTAATGCCCACAGCGGCAACACCAAAGGTAGCCACAATAACTTTATTATCACTTGTTTTAATTTCGTCATATTCTTCTTTTCTGTCCGTTGTTTTTACCGCACCTGATATAAACACTGAATCGGGTATTTCATTTACTAAAAACTTGCCTGAATCTATTCTGTTAACTAAAACTAATGTGTTGCCTGATTGTGATATTTTATTAATTAATTTACTGATGTAAATCATTCTGTCTTCGTCTGTGACAAGATACTTTAATTCTTCGGGATATGTCTTAAACTCTGGTAAATCTATCATCTGGACTACGTTAACGTGACAGTTAGATAGTACACCCATTTCTTGTAATTCGTGAGCTTTAATTCCGCCGATAACTGGTCCAATACTAGCAAAAATAGGTTCGGCTTCAAAATCTCCTTTAGGTACTGTGCCAGTTAATCCCCAACGTATAGGAGCATTACACAAGTTTTGTGTGAGCAAATTCTTAAGAACATCGGCCTTTGCCATATGGACTTCATCGACTATAACAGTTCTAACTCCGTCTAAAAATTCTGCTAATGATACAATATCGTATTCGTGATTTTTACTTTTCTTATCTAGAATATTAAGACTTTGCCAAGTACAAATTGTATGTGTTTTGTTTAAATCTTTTCGGTCACCATAATAAACACCGACATCTAACCCAACATTAATAAAATCTTCTTCGGTCTGTTCAACTAAACTTTTATTTGGAACAATAGTAATTGTCCTACCATATTTTTCAGCACAATGACTCAATGTAGCAGTAGTAATAGTTTTTCCGGCACCTGTTGCAATTTCTTGCAGACTTTGTGTATTCTCGAAGAATCTATTAATTGCGTCTACCTGATAATCACGTAGCATAATAGGCTTGCCTTCTTGTTGATGACCTTTGGGCCATACTTTTCCTTGGTCAGCCCAATAAGTTTCTGTGACAGGTGTAAATTCAATTTTAGATGTTGTACGCAAATCTTCTAATTCATCTATATCTATATTCATATCCGATAATATAGATAATACACGTTCTAATTGACTAAGATATCCATTACCGCCTAAGCCAAACATACTTACCTTACCGTCCCAACGACCTAGTTTAAATGCAGGACGATATCGGGCGGTTGGGTCCACATATTTAAAAGTATTAGCCAGTTTTTTACGGGCCTCTAATGGTAGGCCTTCGATTTTAATATTCACTTCGTCACGGATTACTAATTTTACAGTCATTTTAAAACAGCCTTAATTTCCATTGTAACTGGCTCATCGGACCACTCTACAATACAATCACAACAATTAGAGTATACACTAGTTTTTCCATGACGTAAACCCATTTTAGTATCTAATGATAACACACTCATAGGTTGCCAGGCATTCTTTAAAAAGAATTTAGGTAGTTTACCACTCATTACTACTGCTACCTTTGTGTCAGCATCTAAGTTACTATTATAGTTTTTATCTTTAATTAATTGATTAAATTGTAATCCAATATCATCGTTAGGTAATCTAAAATATATTCCAATTTTATCAGTAATCCCGTTATCTTCTAAGGCCGCTGAAAGAATCTGCAAGTTTTCAAGATACTTACTATTCACAAAAGTATCAAACACAACTAACAATGGAAATCTTCGTAGCTCGATCAATGATTTCATAATATCTGAAACTGTATGTTGTTTTTTATCAACATATATTCTTGTTTTTTGTCTGTTAGCAATAACTTCTGTCAACGTTTCGCCGGCAGTTTTTTCAGTTTCAGTAAAGTATTGATAACGGACACTTCTGTCATGAATAATATTTCTATTAATGGATGTTTCTATTCCGAGATCATCTGTTATGTGTTTTTGAAAGTTTTTATGTTCTATGTTGCTAATTAAAAATTGTGCTTGAACATCTGGTTTTGACCAAGATTTTATTGTATCATAATAATCTTGTATTTTTTCATCAATTTCAAATTCTAATGGTAAAAGTGTGTCTACCACAGTGACTATATTTTTTTCAGTAAGGTCCACAACGAATTTCTTGCCAGGCAACAATGTTTGAACGCCTTCGCATTTTTTTTCTATATCTTGCAAGATTTTTCGGGTTTCTGACACATAGTTTGTTTCTAAAATAATAGAAGAATCGCCATCATGATTTTTTACTATGTATACTTTCTTTATTTGTTCTATGTATCTAAAAGGATGGCTCCATGTCGGATTAACTAGAGCAGTCTTAATATCTTCGGAAAAATCAGATAATTTTTCGCAGTTTTCCCGAAGAATTTTGATTAATAATTTACTTTGATTTTCAGTTACAAATAACTTGTTGGATAATGATGATACAAGGCTTCTTAAGACTCTACTATCTCGGGTAGGTATTTTTTCTTCTATGGAAGGAGAAGAAAAATTCACAATTTTTATTAATAAATTATCTACTGTTGTCATATAATTAAGTATACACTCACTTTTTCAATAAATCAATCTTTTAGAAAAAAATAGGCCTCAATATTATTTAAGGCCTATCCATTATCTTTTGGGCGAATTGATTATAATGTTGCGTCTTCCATACCGGCAACACGTAGTTTTACAATGTTTGTAATTTGCCATTGTTTTTGATCAAGTGCTTTAGTAATACCCAACCACTTGTTACGTAGCAAAGCAAATTCGTTGATGATTTTTTCAAAATCAACTACATCTGCTTCACCTTCGCAAAAACGTTCACAATCCCTACTACTTAGAGCACGTTGATAGTTTTCTAAATATTTTCGAAAATGTTGGCTTTTAAGACGACGTAATTCAATGTTAAGGTATTCTAGTATTGCCTCGATTTCTTGTAGTTGAGCAAAACGTTGTTCGACTACTCCAGGCATTGAAGCCGCGGCACGTTCTACATTTCCGCCAATACGACATTCTTTTTTAGCTTCTAATAATTCAGCTTCAAAATATTCTGCCGCTTCGGGAATATTAGAAATGTCCTTGGCAACTTTAGAATACCAACCCATTAATAATCCTCGTCTTCGTCGTTGTAATTTTCTTCTTCTGCTTCATCAGACTCTTCATCAAGATAATACTCGATTGCAGAATCTAAAACACCATCAACACCGGTTGCACTTTGCATTACTCGATCGCTTGTGCCAAAGTCAGCTAATAAATCGACGTAACGTTCAGCTACACTGTCAATAACTTTCTTATCAATATAATCTGCGAATAGCAACCAGATGTCACCGATTTGTGTCTCATTCAACATTTTCTTCTGTCTCCTCAGGAATAGTAGTTGTTAAAGTTTTAATATGATAATTTGCCATTATCATATCTAATTTATCTTCTTTCCATTCTTTTCGGTAGAATAAGTGTTCTTCTCCAGTAGTAGGGTCTACATACTTTAAACGATTACCTTGCTGAACAAGTATACCTTGTTTCTCCAACATATCGACCATACCGCTATAAGGATTCATACCAGTTTCATATGGAATCTTAATTTGTACAGTTTCAAAAGGCTTGCTATAACGTGTTTTCATAATCTTGCAACTAGCACGAATGCCCATTACATCTGATACTTTGTTGCCATCTTCGTCTTCTTTCAACTTCAATTTCTTCATAGCAACTACGATAGAACTTGCATAAACGAAGCCTTGTCCGCCTGAGATCTTGTCATCTGGATCGAACATGTCTTGGCTTGCGTATGTATGATTGGTACAAACCATACCTACATTGTAATTACCAAACATGTTAACACAGTTACGAACAAGTGCTGTCAATGCTTTAGGCTTACGACCCATGTCACCTTTCAAATCACCCGCTTCAAACTGATTAATATCAGTAGGTGTTAAAAGCATACCAAGGCTGTCTATAACAAAGAGGACCTTCGGACGGTCAGTCATTTCCTTGTATTCTTTCATGAATTCGTGAATGGTTTTAGCAACGTCATCGATCATTGCCATGTTGAGTTTAAGCAGTTTATCTTCACTGGTATCGACACCTAAGTCATGTAACCATTTTTCATCAAGTGCATTTTCGCTATCGATTAAGATAACATAAATTCCTTGTTGTTGTGCATTTCGTACTAAATTACCTGAACAGATAAATGATTTACCTGCACCAGATTCACCGGCAAAGACAGTAACTTTACCTAACGGAATACCTTTGTGGAAATCACCGCTGATTAGATAGTTAAGCGTATAGTTGCCTGTACTAACCCAATCTGTAGGATCATTAAATCCTACACCTAGACCATCAATACTCTTGGTCAATGTTTTTCTAAACTTTGATAAATCAAAGGCTTTTGTAGCCATATATTTCTCCTAAAAAGATAACCCGCGCGTACAACTAGGTTGCAGTGGCCCGAGCCGTGTGCTTATTACTTTTGACGATTACGAATCATTGCCAAGATGTCTTGGGCAC